GCCTGACGGAACGCCCATGACGTTTACGTATGGTAAAACGACGCTGCGATGTAAATTTGAGAGTCTGAATCTCAAATACCTGTGCTCTGATGAGGAGAAGGTGTGCAACGAGGACGTGTGCGTTTACACCATCACCGATAATCATTTTCCGCAGTTCAAGGACTGTACGAAACGGTTCCTCGAGGAGTATGATTTGCAAATCCCGCGACATTATTCTGTGCGTCTGATAACGAGTGACGGCAGTTTGACTGGCGGAGTTGTCAATGAAGTGTGTAATCGCACGTACTCGCGTGGACAGATGCAGTTCAAATTACCGTCTGCATATGTTGGAGCTTATCGGACTACACATGGTGATTGTGGTGGTTTGGTCGAGATTGTCAGCGATCCGTCAGCCGGGAAATACCTTGGATTCCATGTGGCCGGTACAACAAGTGGAAATGCGCTGACTATGCCAATCACCCGTGAAATGTTGGAGGCACTCGATTCAACAACGACTGATGGTGTTGAGATCTCGGACGACGAGGAATTCACGTGCCAACGGAAGGAAATCGAGGACATTCGAGGAGACAACATCGTTAAGATCGAACGGATACCATACACTGAAATGGTCCAAATGCCAGTCAAGAGTAAGATCAGACAATCGGAGATCGCCAAATATCTTCCGTGGAACACTACCAAGCAGCCTGCTGTGTTGCGATGTGATGATCCACGATCAGACGGTTCTGATCCAGTCGTTAACGCAGTCAAACGCTCCGCTGAATCACCAATCGTCGATATTGATTTGAACCTTTTGGATACTGTCGCTGAAACACTCTGCGAAAAGTATAAGAAGGAGCTGGACAGTTCGTTTCAGTTTCGCCGTCTAACCATCCATGAAGCGATCAACGGTATACCAGGTTTATTGAAGTCAATTGATGTCAGCACATGTCCTGGATGGCCTTTAAAAGCATCGTCACGTAAGGGTGGAAAGCGCGATTACATCTGGTTTGATGAAGTGACTCGTCAGTACGTGTGGGAACCATTGTTTGAAACTATGGTCAATGACACACTGGATCGTATGGCCCGTGGCGAAAAACTGCAAGACCGGTTTCTGATGTATCTAAAGGATGAAACGAGGTCAGCTGAGAAAGTTGCGACAGCAAATACACGCAGTATCAATTCTGGAAATGTGGTGGTCAATGTGGCGGCTCGCATGCTTTTTGGATCGATTTTGATCTCGTTTGCGAAATCTGGTTTGAAGACAGAATCCAGTATCGGTATCAACCAGTATTCACACGACCTGAATGGCGTGTTCGAATATCTTTCGAAATTTCATGGACCGATTAGTTTTATCGCCGGCGATTTCAAAAATTTCGATCAAAATCAACCTGAGGCGGTCACGCGAAAAGCATACGGAATACTGGCTGACATTATGCGCGATCGAATGCCTGATTTTCCGGAGGAAGAATGGAAAGTGTTCATGGAACAGCAACTACATTCGCCAGTCCAGGTTTACGACAACCTTGTACATTACAAGCACTACCATGCGAGTGGAGCACTTTTTACGTCACACATCAATTGCCTGGTTGTTTCACTGCTTATTCGTTACGCGTTCGCTTTACAAGTACCGGGTTTGTTGTTCGACAAATGCTGCGCCTTAAAAGTTATGGGCGATGACCACATCTGTGCTGTCAGTGGTCAAATTGATTTTACTGGACGACACATCAAGCAGCGATTGGCTAATTTGGGCCAAATATACACAGGTGCTGACAAAAATGACGACCCAGGTCCGAACGTCGATTTTCATGAACTGACGTTTCTCGGAACAGTTCCACGGCGTGTCAATGGTGCTTGGGCCGGTGCTCCGAAGAAGCAGATGTTGATGGACGTGGCACTCTACAAAAGAGGAGAAGCCGTGCTTGAACCGATTTTGGAGCAATTGTTTGACGTGGCGAGTCTGTGGGATGAAGAATACTTCAAAGAATACACAGACGCGATCAACAATGCATTACGAACGATCGGTATGACTCCATTGGCACTCAATTTTCGCGAGCGACGATATGTACAAACAATGCGAACATCTGATTCTGAAGGTCAATACGGCAAGTTTGTGGTGCAGTGCAACGATGCACAAGT